CTTTTGGTCTCGTATTAATCCTCGGATCGACTCAATGTGGCCTTTTGATGCGTATTTCTGCGCATCCCTTGGTCACATTTGTGACTCTTATAAGGAATTCTCATCCTTGAGAGTCGAGGAATCTAATGCCAAGGTTATCCTTGTACCAAAAGATTCCCGCGGTCCTCGTCTAATCTCTTGCGAACCACTGGAATTCCAGTGGATTCAACAAGGATTAGGTGACGCGATCGTTCGAAGGGTCGAACATTCTCCTCTCACGAGGAACAACGTTCGATTCACAAACCAGGAACCCAATCGTTTTGCGGCCCTCTACGGGTCACAAGGCGGTCGGTACGCGACCCTGGATCTTAAAGATGCCAGTGATCGTGTAACTATTGGTTTGGTTCGCCTACTCTTCCCTGAGCCTGTTTTACAAGCTCTATTGAATAGTAGGTCTCAGTCCACCACTCTTCCCTCTGGAGAGGTTCTTAGGCTCAATAAGTTTGCGCCAATGGGGTCAGCTTTATGCTTTCCTACATTAGCACTTACTGTTTGGGCCATCCTCTCTGCAAGTGAAGAGGACGCGGATGCTCGAAAGAGCATCTACGTGTACGGCGATGACGTAATAGTAAGAGCGGATAAATCCGCGCACGCTATGAAATGGCTTGAAGCCTTTGGGTTACTTGTTAACCGGGCTAAGAGTTGTACCAGTGGATTCTTTAGAGAATCGTGTGGCCTTGATGCCTTTAGAGGCACCATTGTCACCCCTGTCCGAATAAAGACACCCTGGGCGTCTCGTCCATCCCCGAATGTTTATCTAAGCTATATCGCTTATGCGAATAGCTTCTATGAACACCACTTCTTTAAGACCTACGATAAGATCGTAGAGATGCTTCTTGATGTTTATCATGAAGTACCTGAAGATGATGGGTATAGTACCTATCCTTCGCTTATTGAAGTTCCGGAGTACAGCCAGCCAAGGCGTAGACGGGTTAATCAGTCAATTCAAAGGACTGAAAAACTTGTTTGGGTCTCAGTGGCTAAACCCGTTCGAAAAACGTTAGATGGGTGGAAAATGCTTCTGCGTTATTTTGCAGAGGCTGACCACACACCTTATGTTAAGAACGAGTTTCGTACTCGCAGATGCAGTGCTGGGGTTCTTCCAGAAGTGGAAGAACCTTTCTCCGTTCG